CCTCGGTTGCGGGAATGACAATCGTATTCCCGTTATCGAGGCTGCGCAGATGGGAGTACTTGTCAGGCACGCCGTGAGCGGACCCTATCGAGCACATTACATTGGCAAAGGCCTGGCTACGGTCGATCTGTTCAGGTGTGGCTTTCCATTCCCCAGCTTCGATGGCCTGATTACGAAGACTCAAAGTCTGCATCTCGGCTTCGAGGGTTCCTTTTTCGGCTACTTCTTCGGGTGTCATACTCCGCTTTTCGGTGACCATGGTGTCGGCCATCTCGGTAAAGCGATTTTTGATTTCTGAAATTCGGTCGCTGTTATTACGTAACTGGCGACGTCCTTCGGCTGTTAATTTTGTCTTTGGCATATTTTTTAATCTTTTGGGTAAATATTAAAGTTTGTTAAAAGTGTGTTAATTGAAAATTAACATTTCACTGGTGTAACACTGGCTCCTATTTGGCCAAATGTCTCAAGCTCGCGAGCTGCTCTTTTAGTTCATCCGTGTTGCCCGGATCATTCGTTTTGCTCTTCTGGTCGTCCAGCGAACGAATAATATTTTCTTCGAGTTGTTCCAGGCTTCTGGCCTGAACTGAGGTTTGGAGATAAGCTGGCTTTGCGACAATGGCGACATCGTAAATGGCGTCAATCTTGTTTACGGTTCGAACGAGCGTGTCCCCGTCCTTTGTGTAACTCACGTTAGCTTGTTCGTCGGTGAAATAAGCGAATGAGCTTCCGGACAGATCGCCGCGTTTGACCATCTCAAGCGCATAATCGCCATCGACGGTGTGAGGGGCCTCAAAGCGATACATCAAGCCCTTTTCATCAAGCGATAAGGTCAAGGTGCCTTGTCCTTTGTTGTTTCGGGCCAACATCCGGCTAGGGTTGTGTTCCAAGTCGGCCACAACGTCACACGCACTAAGGGTTGTTGCCCCCAGCGCGGATGAGGGGATGACTTCCTCGACCATCCGATACACATTCCAATCACGTAGCAACTGCGAGCGCTGATTGAACACAATTGCATAACCCTCGATCGTACGTGTGTCGCTGCCATCCTCCGCGCGGAGTACCCGCGGGGAACCGGCGGCATCGAACATTCTTATTTGTTTGTTGATTTTATTTGGCATATCCAGAATTTATAAATCTATAAATAGCCGGATATGCCGAATTTTGGTATTACACTGTAGGTGCAACAAGCGGCGTCACCTCTCCACGGATCTTTGGAGAATCAATTGGCGCAACATTACAGGATATAAAACTGGCGTCGCCACCTGGAATGGGGGCTTTGCCCTCCTTGCGTCTCCACTCATTTACCGTCCACACGCCCGCGCTGATGGTCTTTATCATGTAGTCGGATTTAGCGCCTAGGTCGGCTTGGTAATAGTTATCAAGATTGAACTTAATTCGATAACTCGTCTGCAAATTCTTTGGCACAAGCTTAACGGTAAATTCATTCTCGATTTGTGTCAATCGGGGCAACAATGTGTCCGTCAGGAACGCAGTCTGTGAATTTTCAGATGCTTTGTAGTTTGTAGAACTTGACTGGAATACCTTGTCCGGATGGACACCAAAGAAGCGACAGATTTCGAGGATATTGAGTTGCTTGCTCTCCAGTAGCTGCAGGTCGGCGGGGCTAAGCGTAAGAGAATTGAACTTCATCGCTCCGGGGACATAGAATATTCGTTTGCCTGACGATATCTCGGCCCCCACTCGAGCGCTGACGGTCTCTAGTTGTTTATCCTGGACGTTTCCAAAACCTACCACGCTCTCCGAATCACCGGATATGTATCCGCTCAATGTACTCCCGGGCTGGAACAATTCCTTCTGTTTACCGTCTGTAGCGGAGGCGATTCCTAGAATATTGGCGGCGTAGAAGATAGTTGAACTACCCGTATACCCGCCGTCCACACTCATGTTTCGGACATGTATAATTTCGTCAGCGTAAAAGCGGTCATATATACCATTGACGGTGTCGTTGACGAGATAGGTGTTCAGATGCAGGTCATATTTAACGGATGTAGGCGAAAGAAGTATCAGTTCCTGAAGGCCGTTTGCGTCGTAACGCGGTAGCACGTAAGCGTTTCCCGTCAGCAACACCGCGCTGACTAGGTTTTTCATAAAGTCGAAAGAGGTCAGTCGCGAATTAGCACGGACGGTCAGAAGATTGTATAGCACATTCTTTTTGTCTGTCTTGAAATACTCTTCCTTCTCCCCCGTCACTTCATTTCGGCCCGCTTGCGTAAGCCGTTGAGGCTCCAACAGCAAAGACGCGATTGATCCACTCAAGATATCGACACATCGGTATACCGCGCTGACCTTCATAGGCACGAGCTCTTGCTCGCCAAAATTGATGTTAAGCGTGTTCCCCAGATACTGAAGTGGAACACTGGTTTGCGCGTTGATTTGCGCTTGTGTGCTCGTTGGATCTGTGCTCGTTGGATCACTCCTAAAAAGACTGAATATTTTTTGAAATAGATTCATATGCCTGTTTTTTACTTAAAATTGCTATTTGCTCCCTAAAATAGGGCAAAAAGACGCCTTTTTGGACGCTTTTTTACTAGTGTCGAATATAGTTATTGAACTCCTTTAAGGCCATTAATTGTGTGATAACGCCATCGATTTTCTTGTTTTTTGACCGTTTGATGGGCTTTGTGTTCTCTAGCCGGTCCTCGTCAAGCACGGCATTGTCAAAGCAATAATAGTTGATTGGATTATCATTGATAGTGAGCGCATCGGTACGTGTTGCAAGTTCCCAGCTTTCAACGGGAGCCGTAAACTCACTATAAACTTGACGAACGGGTACTAATATTCCTTTCGCCCCAGAAGCTGACAACATGTTGATACAGTCTTTTGACTTGTATGGGTCATAGCCAATCTGTAATATTCTGACATGCTTGTTATGCTCCAGGATATCATTTACAATCTGCCGATAATCGATAACATTCCCATCTGTCAACTTCAGATAGCCCTGTGCCGCCCAGTTCTCATACAGCTGTCGGTTCGGATGTTCTTTCAAACAGCCTTCTGGAAAATAATAGTCGGTATGAAAGTGGAATCCATAACCGTTACCCTGCCCAAAATTTCCGCTATAGTAAAGGGCGTAGGTGACGGCCGAAAAGTCGTCTTTGATGGACAAGTCCATAGCCACCATGCATGGTAGCGACCCTTGACTGTCGATATCGAGACGAGCGGCGTGTGTTTTCATTTCTGCCCCGGTGAGCCAAGGCCTTTCATTTCCAGATACAAAAATATTCAGCAGCTTCGTACGAAAGGCTTTCATGTCATCAACAGACGAAAGCGCGTTGGCATACATGATCTCATAAAAATCCTGTTTGACGGTAATGCCCAAATGGGGTTGCACCTTCGCCCATGTTTTTGGATCGCTCTCTTCATCATCGACGTCGGGTTGAAAGATATGTACAAAAACGCGATCATTATCCAGGGGTGTAAAATCGGCTCCGAACAAATCCAGCGGAGTTGGCGCACCTTCGCCAAGGGTCAATTCAGTAAGTAGGATGGTCTTGTCGGCATCAAGCATTGTGACAAACGGACTCTCGTTCTTGTCAGAAGCGGTAGTGATAACAACAACAAGCGGATTTGTTCGAATACCCATAGAGGTTGTGAGCACGTTATACAGGTCGGCGTTGTCGGCCTGAGAATATTCATCCATGATGACAGTACTGGCGTTCAGTCCATCGAGGGCGTCGGCGTTATTGGCAAGACACCGAATAAAGGACGTTCGGGCATCCGGTTTATTACTCTTCGTTTCTTTGAAGGATATCTTCTCTCGCTTTGTCTTGAAATTCTTAAGCTTCTTGTCCAGTCGACGCATGACTGTTTTGATTTCCTTGAAACAGATCTGCGCTTGCTCATAGGAGTTAGCACCGGTATAGGCCTCTGAATTGTTGTCTCCGAACAACATGTCCCAGATGGCCAGTGACGCAACTTCGGTGGTTTTAGAAAATTTACGAGGTACCATCATCAGCGCGTTTCGCGTCAGGCGCCTTGTGTCATCGATATAAAATCCAAGCATGTTGGCAAACTGAAAGCATTGAACGGGCGTAAGCTTGTACCGCGAGGGTCCATTTATGCCCGTAAACTCCAGCATCTCATAAAAGCAAAAGAAGCTTCGCACAATACCTGAATTGAATTGATAGGTATCGAGTAATCGAAAGAAGCGCAGTAGCATAAGCAGTTCAAACAAATTATGTGCTTCCGGATTGTCGATAAGCGCATGTGCATAGTCATGAAGTCGATAATCGATCTCATCGAGGTCGTAGGACTGAATGTCGATGCGTCTAAGGCGCTCAATACAAAGCGCCTTGCACTTACGCAGTACTTCTTTGCTTATCTCCATAGACTAAGCGTTATGCTTCTTGGGAAGCCGTGGGCCTAGCGCCATACCGGCATCTTTGACGGCATCAACGAGGCTACTCAATCCGTTGTCGTCGCTATCCTCTTCGCCCTCTTCCCTTCCTGAAAGGGCCTTTGTCAGTTTCAACTCCCGAAGATATTTTCGAACTTGTTCTCCCGTATGCAGCAACATCGGAAAAAGAGGATTCATTTTGTAGCGCTCATCATGCTCACGCGTGAACTCAACTTTCAGTAGCTCGTCATTGTCTAGCGCACGTTGAACTTGGGCATACCTTCGAAGTGAGCACGCGAGCATGTGGATTGTAATTTCCAGAGACGCTTCGTAAGTCCCTTTTTTGTCGAGGGCTTCCCGGACGGCCTTCGCATATCCGTCGACCCCCATCTGTGTGTAGTGTGAATTATTTCTACTCATAATTTTTTGAATTTTAATGCTAGTCTCTATAATACCCCACGCCATTTGG